TTTATATGTTTGGAATTGCAGCAACTAAGTGTAAACCTGGCAAGAGTGCGTTTGACGCCTTTGTCGATTTTGAAGATTACGTCTTCAATGGAGCTGAATCGTATATAAAATCTACCTGCTACTTTGTTAGTGAGAAAGGTAATCTAGTCCGTGTTATGCCTGGAACTCTTGAATATGTAAAGAATGTATTAAGTGCAAGCGGATCTTCTCTTCCTGTTATTGCTGAAGAAGAAGAAGACAATCTAAGTGGAATTGGTTCTTTGGAAAGAGATGTTGGGACCAATCCGTCTGGTTATGCTTTTGAGTATAACGAGAGGATGATGAAGGGCGAGACATTCCCTGCCCTGCCTACCATTCACAAACGTGGCACAGATCATATGCCCATTTTTTATGCTTGGTGTGGTACTTATGTTGCTACTTCTAAAGTAAAGAAGTTTTTGAACAATTACCTTAAAGGCTACGTTATGAACCTACCTATGGAACCTATGATAGGTGGTTTAGACGAAACTATAGGCTGTGATCCTGGATTGAATAATACTATTTCAATTTTTAAACATAAGCCTAGTGGTGTTAGTTTGTTGTCAATGCCTGGTATCGAAGCTTCCTGTGTTCATAGTGCATATGTGTTTTATCACAATATGTTACATAACCAGATTGCCGAGTGCCACAAAAAGTTGTTGACACAATTTAAAAGTAAGACTAAGTACGATATTCGTACTTATCCTACTTATTTGCAGACACATGCCGATGTTATTACGAGACTATTGAAAGATCGCGGTTACATATCTGCTGTGCAAACACCACCCCGCATGAGTCCTAATGGGATGTTGTGGGAACAAACTCAAGCTATCGCTGACTGCCTTAAAATTGCTGCAGTTAACGTTCCTGAGTTGGAAAAATTGTCCGAGCTTAAGAAGGTAGATAGCATTATAGTGCATAAGAGACATGCATATTTATACTTGCCTTCTACTAACCTCTATGATTTAATGAGAGATGTACATCGTTGGACAGTTGTTATGGACGGAGATGTTGACGATGATTCAAATGATGATTTGGACGTCAACACATCTGTGGATGCTGTTGAACTTTTTGTTGAAGCCGAGATTGCTATTGACAAAGTCATGGCACCAGTTGATTTGGAGTTTCCTTTGCCTGTTGAAGCTGCAGCCGTTATAGCTGCTACAACTGCGGCCGCTGCCGTAAAGCGTGGCAAAGTTATAACTTTCAAACGTTGGGGTACAAATTTTCATGTTAATTTTGATATAAGTGTTAATTTTAATTATGGTTTTGAAACCAAGAAACTCATTGCCCAAATGTATCCAGAGGTGCGTGAATTTCCAAAACTGTACGCTAAATTAAATGGTAAGCCTTATGGTCATCCATTTGTTCGTACAGTTGCTGATCAAAAGTTTGTTGATGTCATTAATGCACTTTATAGATTACATCATGTTGACTTTACTAAAGTTACAGTTGTTGATATAGGTGCTAAGATTCATAAGACTGATGATTTAACGAATGGTTCGATTAAGAAGAAACTGTTCAAATATTTAGCCTATAGACCTAAGCTTACTGCTTATGATGAAGCTTATTATATTAAGAATGCTGAATATGTTGACATGCTTATTGATAAGGCTGTTCATGCTGGTACAATAGATGATGG